TATACAATGGCATATTCGTTATATTAGCAAGAGTTAAAAGTACTTCCATTGATTTTAACTTTTTATCAATATAGTATACTAGTATGGAGTCGACTACATTATAATATATGTATTTAACAAAGTTATCTCTGTATAAGTCCTGTAATGAACCAGAGTATTTAATTTTACTAAGTTTAAGAACTTGACTTGACACATAATCTAGTGAATTTGACTCTTTAACCTTTACTGTTCTATCGTATTTGTCATATAATTGCATGTAATCTAAGATGCCAATATGCAATGGACGTTCTCCATTGAAATCGACAGCCTTTGTCATTCCTATTTCTTTAATGTCAATTTGTAATCTTTTGCAGCGATTTGTAATATATTGCCAGTCGTATTTGATAAAGTTCCATCCAGTCATCATTGGAAACTTAGGCATGAATTTCATTAAGAAAGTGTATACCATATCATACTCTGATTTGAATGTATGATACTTAAATTCCCAATCAATGTCGAATTCTTTGAAGTATGCATTTGTATCATCTTCAATTTTTTGAATTTCAGCGGGATTCATTGGTTCAAGGCCAAGCACTATTGCTTTACGATCAGGCGTAATTATTGAAAATGATAAAATTCGGCTTTTAGCTTCTTCGGCCTTTGGGAAGCCATCTACTATTTCCGTTTCAATATCGACAAAATATGTTTTTGGCATATTATGTGCATTGAGATCATTTTTATCTTTTTCAGATAGTCCATCTAGAAAATATAATGTCGAAAACTTATTAAATTTCAGTCCTGTTACTAGCTTGACTGATCGACCATCCCAATTTTTATATACCGGACTTGCTGCTTTATCTTTATCGTCGCAGACAAACCAGTTTTGGAATTTATCAATAGGATATTGTTTATATGCAACGTCTCCTTTATTATCATAGTACGATATAATTACGTCTTTTTCTTTTTCTCTTTGTTCTATATCAAGTATCAATCAGTGTATGATTTATATGTTAGTACTTTATTTTTATTCTAATATCCTTTAGTTTGTCGTGCTCGATTCTCTATATTTTTCGACATATACATATTATACATCTCCTTTGAAGTCATTCCAATAGAAGCAGCGTAGTTCATGAAAAAGTGAAGCATATCTATTATTTCAAATTTACATTCGATTTGGTCGTTATCTGAAAGATCACTGAATTTTATAGTATCATATGTTGAATGTGCACTTTTCCATTTTTTCCAGATGGAGTTTCCCGATCCGTCTTTAATACCTCCGAGCGCATCCGACGCCTCATGAATTTCGTCGATCAGGGCATGGGTATTGAGATGCCAAAAATTCATAACTTCTCTTAGAGACATATTTTCGAAATCATAACCATACACATTTTTTTGTGTTTCTGCTTGAAGATTTAGTATGTCCCCTAATGTGTCATTATTGTTTTCCTCAATTCTATTTGAATATAAATCTTTTACCTCTAGATTTTTACATGAGTTATCGATGTTTGCCATAATTTTTTATATATGTTTCATTTAATTTTTAAAATAAAAAGTTTTGTCTAATTTTTATTGGAGCAACATATGCTTCAATGTTTCTAGTTAAGTCTGTGCCAACTTTAGACACCATGTTATTAATTCTATTATCGAATTCTTCTTTAGTCCACATATACGATAATATGGTCCTTGACTGGGTTTCAGCATATTCTTGTAATTCATTATCACTTAATACTTCTATGTTCTTCTGGGTCAACCCGAGTGCCTCTAGATCTTTAGGTGAAGACAACAGTATGGACTTCTGAATTGCTGCATAAATCCATCTAATTCTAAACCAGCCTGAACCTGCATGTGGATATTCTGGACATAGAATCCCCCAGTATTTTCCGCACGTTTCAAACACTTCAGTTTCAGTTGCTAACAATTTAGCAGATTTAATACTTTTTGCACCAAAGTAATCTACTGGCCATTTTAATTTATTTCTACGAACCCATGGACTATGATCGACTATAGATGCCAACATATGTTTTCTTTCCTTTATTTGTGGAATTATATCTAACTTAATATTCCAATTCTCAAGAACATATGGAGTTAAATCTACATTATAGATATTTTTAACCTTTATAATGTCCCTAATTTTCTCTTTATCGCCCCAATCAAACGCTGGAATTAATGCATTATCAAATTTACCTTCTACTATATCTCTGATAACATCCATTGCCGCAATTGGGTCAAACATTGGATTGTCAACTCCTCCATAAAAATAATTGCCATTGCTCCATTTTTTTGAAATTGATTTATTAAAACATTCTTGTTCTAACATTCCTCTCCATGATTTCATAGTTCCATCAATTTTCCAATCCTCGTGAAAAACGATAACGTTCTTAACGCTCTTTAAAGCATACATTATATTAAAGATTTCACCTGAGTAATTATTAGAACCAAATTGGCCTAGGCCTATAATCGCAAGACCATATTCAGAAAGGTCATCTCCCCATTTTACTTTGCGTCTATCCACTAAATATCCCTGTTTTCTCAGGGAATCACATATAATCGAGCTGTCGTCAATTCTTTTTACTCTAGCACGTTTCCATGCATCATCATCCGTTTGTTTTGCAGTACATCCTGTAAATAATATTTTCATTTTTAGATTTATTTTTCAGTTTCTTTATAACCGAACGCTTCAATATAATTGTCTAATGCACCTAAATAAGCTACAGCGTCTAATAAATTATCTTGCTTATAATTATAAGAATGTCTACTTAATTTTAATGCAATCATTGCGGCATACATGTCACTACCAGTAAACGTGTTTCCGGTCATTCCACTTGCAATTTGTGCGGCTCTGCGCATGCCTTCTGAAAAATCTCCATATTGTCGTGATTTTTCTTCTGAACGTTCATTAATAATTTTATCAGCTTCTTGTAATATATTCATGTTACATTATTTAAAATTTATACGAAATATTTTATTTATGTTTCAAATTTAAAACGAAAAATTAACATAAAAAAACCTGCTATTTCTAACAGGTTTTACGGGATGGTTTTTCGTGTTTTTCCTACCGGCGTAGTAACCCAGTTTTTTCGTCTTTTGCTTATGTTTTCATTAGCATCTATTAGATGCATCATTACTCACTGCATATTTGGGGTGGGGTGACGTTTGATCCATTTTAGTGGTGATCTTCACTCTGCAACATTATAATGTTGCATCATAGTTTAGTTTTTATTGTTTGCTGTACTCATCCTCCGGGTTATAATCGTAATTGCTATATAATTGCTTTGTTATTGTTTGCTGCAAATAACCCTATTCTATTTCTTTTAATTTATTTTTTCATATCTCTCACTCATTATAGTCTTATCCATCATTTGCAGTGGAGATTCAATTACCCCACCTAATATACTTTTCATAATCGATGGCGAGAATCCTGAAACCAATGCTGTTCCTGGTGTGTCGAATGAAACTGGAACTCCACCATTTCTAGATTGAATGTTCCAATAAACGATCTGAGGCATTTTATAACCTGCATCTTTATACATTTCTTCAATCATCATTTGTGCAGTAGGATTCCATTCTCCGTCTGATCTTCGAAGTTCATTTCTAACCCAACCTCTACTACCTTTAGTTGCTTCATTAAATTCCATATCTGATAGGATTAAAATCTTAGCTGGCATTTCTGCTTGAGGTAAATTATGATTAGTTGCCTGATCTAAGATTAGATTAAATACTGCCTCTAGATTTGTTGACATTCCCCAATCAGATGAACTCATTTGTAAAAATCTATCACTTAACGACCCTTTTAGGATTTGAAGTTTTGGTTTTTGTGCGAATGTAATAAATGCATCTTTGAATTTACCTTCGTTTCTTTCAGAAATATAAAGACCTAATGAAATTGCGACATCCATACATGTTACATTTTTATTGTTACCTGCTGGTGAACTCATTGAACCTGAAACATCGACAACTGGAAGTATCATTTCTGTGCAACCTTCCATATAATTTGGAAGTGCTTTCCATTGTTCGTTTGCAACCTTAGCATTACCAAATCCTAAAGACTTAGTAACATCATAAGGATAGACGGCACCAGCATTAATGGTCGCTTCACCTTTAATAAGGGATTCAATGTATGCTGAGTAACTTTTATATGCATTTCTGCCGAATGCTTTTTGATATCTGGCGCTTGCACCTGAAGGCAATTTGCCGAACTCTATAGAGTCCCATTCTTTAGCACACATTTTAGTCTCAACAACGTTTGTTAAATTAACAAGTAATTTACGGTACTGTTTTGGCGATAATTTTAGGAAGGTTCTTAATTTTTCAGCATTTTTACCCTTTCTTGGCATCCATTTTCCAGCAAGCATTGAATTATTATCTAACGCTTCTTTAATTAAAGCAAGCGCATCGTTTTCCAATAATGTACCGAATAATATAAGTAAATCGTCCCATCTACCATATTCTGTAATATATTTAAGATTTGGTTTTAAGACGAGATCGTGATTTTCAGCTAGATATTCTAAAATATCTTTAAAAATAAGCCGTTCGCCTGCTCCACCTCTAATATCGCGTGCCCAAAACAATATTTTCATTGCTCTCTTTGTGTCTTCATTGAAAGCCTTGGAAAAAGTAGAAATTAATCGTTCTTTGTCTTGGCCTCTCATTGCTCCAATACTAAAGAATAGATCAACACATGGGTTCAATGACGATGAATTTGTTGCCATTCCATTCTCTGTAACTATATCTTCGGTTTGTAACGCTTCAATGAATTGCATGATAATTGAGTTTGATTTAATAATTATACTAAATAATTTATTTATGTTTCAAAAAATTAAAACATATGGTTGTGTGACTTGTATTTTATTTATATTTTCATGTCTATTATGTGAAATTGCAATTTATGTCTAAGCCATATTAGTGATACAATACTCTCGAGTTCATCAGTTTCAATGTCATCTTCAATTGCAGAAATTACAACAAAATTGTCTATCATTCTCTTAGAGTTATCTAGTTGTTCCAAGGTTATACATGAACTTATAGTTCTTATGATCTTATTGCATGCTGTTTCTGACCACTCTTTGAAATTATTTGGTTTGTATATTTTATGCATATTGGTTTTGTGTATAAATAAGAAACTCTTATTATAATTATAATAAGAGTTTTATTTAAGTTTCAATAAGTATCAAGTATTTATTGTTTCTTTGGCCATCCATATTCATCAATAGTGCCATCATGTTTAAGTTCTTGATATCTGGTGCCTACTCCGAACATAGTACAGAAGTGTCTATCCTCTTTATTGAAAAAGTATATTTCGTCACCGTCTTCTTGATAATCATATCTATCTTTTAGATTGGTTAATAGATTAGTTTTTAATCCCACTAATATTTTATTTCTGGAACTAAAATAGTCTATAATCGTACTTGACGCTTCATTAACAAATTCTTCGAAGGTCTTAAATTTATATAATATTTCTTTACGTTCAGCTTCTTGTTTTTCTTGTTCTTTTTTAACATTGCCAGAACCCTTTGGAACATCTCCTGAACCAATTGATATGGGCGTAGGTAAAATAGTTGCTCCCATACCTCCAATACTATCGAGTGAAATTGATGCGTTGTTCATTATCTTGCGTCAATTGATATATTTTCCATTCCTCTGATTTCAACATTATTATCTCCGACAGACATGTCAAATGAACCATAGATGTCTTCACTATAACCAGTTTCGCTAGGTCTATTTGTCATACCACCTAATCTTCTTGAGTATCTGTTAGCATCGGCGCCATCCATGAAACCAATGTTAATTACAAATTCACCGGGAGTTATGTATAATTCAGATGAACCTTCACTATTAATATTATTAATAACATCTTTTATCCAGTCAGTTGAAAGATCTGCACTAATAAATGCAACTTCTGATTCAAGGTCTTTGACATTATTTGCAACTTCTTTAATAATAATGTCTGTTGCTTTACCAAAGAATTTTCTCCATTCTTTGTTAACTTCTTTTAAAGTCGCTTCAGAATCTCCATCGAATTGTACTCTTCCTATTTCTAGTTTAAAAGCTTGCATCACTTTTCCTATAATACCTTTAGTAGCATACTGTCCGGTCAGTCTGTAAGCTTTTTCGTTTATAAATTGTTCAAATAGTTTAATGTGTTTCATAATTGTTTTATTTTTGTTTTATTACCAAGCGTAGGTTAGACCTTCAATCTTTTTGATATTATCTACACATCTTTTTGCATAATCTTTAGCAGATACACTATACCAGTTAGATGCTTTACCATATGTAGCAATTTCGTCAGCTTCTTGTTTAGTGTAATCAGCATATCTAGAATAATCATCTAATATGTTGTTCATGTGTTGAGAAGCATCTTTTAATTTAACTTCTTTACCCTTTGATGATGTACCAATCATTGGCTCGCCATATTTAGTTTTCTCACCAGAAGCTAATCCTGATTTAATTTGTGCTGCTAATGCATCAATTGCATCTGCAACCATTTTGTCTAATGGCAATGATACTGCGTTTGTAGCTAAAATAGTATGGTATCTTGCTAGGTTCTCCGATTTAAAATCTTTATCAGATTGAAATGCAGTTGCTCCTGCTTGTGCAGCTGATCTTTCAGCTTTTAGGTTTGCAGTTGAATACTTTTGTTGTAATAATGATAAATTAATTATGATTGCTCTATCAGCAACTTCTGCAATTCTTTTAACATTATAAAGTCCGGTTGCATCCCATCCTTTGTATCTTTTACTAATACCTACTGAGTCTGCTCCAGTATCTCCAGTTGTTATCAGGCCTTTTTTCCATGAGTTTTCATAAAAACTATTATCACCTGTTGTAAGTGCTAATAAATAAGCTCCACCTGGTATAGTTTTATTGGAGTGAAATGCATCAGAAGGCGCGTATGGGTTTGGCTTTTCATTATCTGAAACATAGAACACAATAGTATTTTCGGATTTCTCTTTATACGCTGTCATTGGATCAGTAACAATGATATCTTCATCTTGTATTTTGTCTAACGCTAATTTAGTTTTACCATAAAATGCTTTAGTTAAGTCTTTGTCGGTTTTAGTACCTTTGCCTGTTAAAACAGCTGCTAATATAGCTGATCCAAATGCTTCGTTTAAAGATTCTGTGAATTCTTTAAAGCTTTCAAATATAAATTTTGTTTTTATTGTTTTTGTATTTTTATTTTCTGTTAAGTTTACTCCCCACGCATATTCATAATATTGTATTGCATCTTCGGAATCTACGTTCCATTTTTTAGCGGCTTTAAGCACAATATCTCTTGTAATTTGCGAGGTTGTATATTTTGAAATCTCCTTTTCGAAGCCAGCAGGAACCCATATTTGTGGTTGCTTATTTGCTTCAGAAATCATGATACTTTTTAATATCCTATTGCCTATCTTTGATAGAGAGATTCCATCTTCTGACACATTAAAGAACTGAGAGTTTCTTCTCATCCATCTTTTAGCATCTGTTGACATTTCTCTTATGACACTGTCAAATTCGTCTTGTGATATTTTACCATCTTTAATAGCCTCTATAACTTTATTTCTAACTCTAGCGTCCTTACCTACTGTAATTTCTGGATGGTTATTTGTGTATTGTCTTTTTAAAGTTATTTTGCTTTCAGAAACTTTAGATTCATGAGTTTCCTCATATTCATCAGAATTGGTATTAGATTCAGAAATCTGTAGATCTGATTTCAATTGGTCTATTGTAAATTCAATTGCAACTGAAACGTATTGTTTTTTAGTATCTCCGTATGGATTAGCCATGACTCCTCTTGGATTATTTGCGTTTCCAATCACCTTCGTAACTTTCCACGTTTCTCCGTCTTTAAAGTTTAAAATTACTCCAGGTTTTAAAGTAAAATTCAAGTCGGTACCTTCGGAAACCTCTATTGAAAGTTTCGATTCATTTATAAATTGTATAAAGTTCATATTATTTCTTACTTTGTTTTGTTTATATATATTTGTTTTGTTTATATATCTTTGTTTAAAAACTGTTTAAATGTCATAAGATCTTCTGAAACTCTTTCAACAACAACTCCCATTGATGCTTCAATTTTTGATTTAAGTTCTTTATACATTGAGTGCACTGCTTTTGGAGTCATCTCGTTAAACGTTTTTTCGTCACCATCTAATAGTGCATTTCTAACATTAGTTGCGGAGATGTCATCGTCAGTCCTTGGAATTTCAAAAAGACCGAAGTCAGTTCTTACGTTCAATTGGTCTCTGTAAGAGTCATTGTTAACCTGATAACCATAACTTGTCATTCTGTCACTTCCAGTACCCCATAATGCAGGTTCATATTTAGGTCTCATTTCATTGAACATTACATCGATACCTCCTGTTGGAACTACAAATATTTCTTTTAGAAATGGATATTGTTTTTTAACGGAATTGAACATTGAAATCTGTGTTTTCTCATCATAAGGTCTACTAAATTCGTCTCCTTTCTTTTGTCCTTTAGCTTTAACTAAAAACACTACGACAGGAAATCCGTTTTCTTTATGAATAGCCTCTAATACTTTAGCATGTCCTAATGTAAATGGTTGAAATCTTCCTACAAACATATTAACTGGAGTTTTGCCTTGTTCAGTATGATTAACCTTAAGAGCCTCGTTTAAATAAACTGAAGCTTTAATTTTGTTATGTAACATAAAGTTATTATAATCGTACATTGCATTTTCATCAGTATTCTCTACAAATATCTTTTCATTGATTTTAACTATGATTTCATTCATTCGAATCAAAGTGTCTTTGTCTATTAAATCTGATGTTTTGGCTCTTTTCCTTCTAAATGAACTTAAAATCATTTTAAAAAGTTCAGCTAATATTGAATCGGAAACAAACTTTAATGTTTTTTCATTATTGATATACTTTGAATTTAACTTAAATGAATTAGCAGAAGAGAATTCTGCACTTTCAAAGTTAACTCCAATGTATTTTGAAGAATTTTTGTCAACATATTCATTAAATAAAACTGACATTAGTTCAATATATCTACTATCGGCATTTTCATCTTTTAATTGTATGTTGTCTAGGTTATATTGTGCTAAATATTCGAGAAAGTCGGTGACTGCTATTTGATATGTGTGGCTAGATGTGTTATCTGTTTCATATTTTCTAGAGAAATCTTCTAATTTAAAAGACTTCATTGTTTTTTCGTTAATGAAGTTCACAATGAGCCCATCTATTTCACTTTCTATATCATTATTTAATGACGTTGCATAACCGTTTGGATTAAAAAGTTTTACTATTTTTTTAGTAAAACTAGTCTTCTCTTTAGCTTCTATGTCATAATCGAAATTCTCGCTGAATTCTCTATCATTCATTGTTAGTAATTCAATTAACCCATCTTTTTGCAATTTAGACAAATAGCCATCGAAGTATATGGTTGGAGCTTGAACATCTAAGATTTTGGCCCATTTATTTAAAATGACAGGATCATTTATAGTTTTCTTAATTTTGTCTTCATCTCCTATTTGTTGAATATGTGTTAAAATTAAATTATTCTTCGGTGTTTTTGCGTATTTAATTTTAGAAGCCTCTACCTCTGGTAAATATTCAAAACAAAATCTCCAATCAACTGGCATTTCACTTTTAGTATTAGTTGGCAAACTTTGCATATAATTAATAGCAATTTCATATAAAGATATAATAGTCCTATCTACCATATTTAACTTCTCAGAATTTGAAGATTTGAAGTATTCGAATCCATCTTGTTTTCTTCTCACAAGAAATGAGGGAGCTGCAACATTTTCAGTTACTATTACCCTATTAGTTAACATGTCGATGAATGTTTCTCTATTGGTATTATTGAAGTATTCTCTAAGTTTCAGTAGTGCCATTTCTTTTATGTGTTTTATTTTCTAAATTTTAATGCGAATTGTCTAATGATGTCATTTACTTTACCTCTAGTATGGTCTTTAGTTAGTGTTGTATCACCATCGTATATTAAATCATATTGAATCGGATTAACTTTTACACTATAAAATGATATTAAAATTTTACCTTCTCTGGATTCGACTGCTCCTTCTATCACATCTGTTAGTATAATATTATTACCTCCAATGTATTGTTTAGTGTCTATCGAAAAATCAAAAGAATCGTTATTTATTTTGCCTACTTTAATGCCTTTTCGTTGTTTTACGACGTCGTAAACTGATAGTAACATTCGCTCTGGTGTTATATCACTCTTTTCATGAAGACTACTAATGAACTCTTCGAATATTTGTATGTTTTTCATAATTGTTCTATTTTTTTAACGTTAGCATTTAAAAAATCTAAATTAACATCTATAACCATGCTAACATTTTTATCCTTAGCTAAGTCATTATATGGCTTAATTGTTATCTCATCAGATCCTACTCTATCATTTGATCTTCTCATTCATGCTTTAACAACTCTCCAAACTTCTTTATCTTTAAATGTAATCAAAGATCCTTCTGGAAAATCGTTTATCTTATAAGATTCATTTACGAATTCTTCGAATAATTTAATATGTTTCATTGTTTTGTTTGTTTTTTTATCTTCCATATCGCATTATGCCCATTAACGCATTTGCGGCAGCGAAAATTCCAGTAAGCTTATACATGTGACCTTTATATGAAAATACGATACCTTCTGTTGGAATTATTGATTCAATACCTCCAATTCTTTCAATTCTTTCAAGTTCACTTGTAACTTTTGCTATCTGTGAAAGGTCTCCGTTTATTTTAATATTGTCTGCTGCTTTTCTAATTTCAACATGTAGCCGTTGCATTTCTTTATCGGGAGAAACTGCAATAAAATTACTTGCATTTTTTAATATAACGCTTCCTAATTCTAAAAATAAATCCTCAAAGGGTCTAATGTTCTCTTTAAATTTCTTTTTAACATCTTCCTTGTCAAATCTACTAACTACGCCTGCCTGTTCCTTTGTCAATGTTTTATCAAGTGACCTTATATTTAAAGTTTTCTTGTCGTCATATGCCCATCTAAGTAATAGACCTTCTTTAATATCTTGAGGAAATTCTCCAAATAGAGTTTCAATTTGTTCTCTCCACCACATTTCATGGTATTTTCCAACGGAATCAGCATCTGTTAATTTATATCTGTTCTTAAGAACTTCTAGTTTTCCTATAAATTTAGACTGATTTGCTTCGAAATCAACATCTTTTCGTAATTGAATAACTTGTGGAGGAATTATGGTAAATACTTTACCAACATTAGCATTTAAACTTTTAAGAACTCCTGAAACACTTTTAGCTGCGCTATTATCATCTCCTATAATATTGCCAGAGCCATCAGTCTTCTTAATGCCGTGAAATTGAATTACATCAACATCATAGTGAATTACATTAGGATTTTGAGAATATATTAACTCCATGTTCATGAAGTTCAGACCATTCTGGAACAATTCCTCTTGGGTTTTAGCAGGTAGTTTAATTAATAATGATGATAGATCGGCAGCGGCGAATTGAAATGTGTCTTGTACTAATTTACTGGGATGTCCTTCGAATTTACTTTGAAATTGTGAAAGGCTCATTGGGTCCTTTAGTTCAGTTTTATTTCTTGCAAATTTAACTTCACCATTCTGTATTGTCGCAAAAACATTAGCTCCATCAGTTTTTTCGGTGGGTTCTTCTTCGAAGTTTAATTCGCCTTGAAGTCCTCCAATAATCATAGCCTTAAAGTCTGCAAATGTTAAATTGTTATTATCAAAAGGATGCAGCATATGTCCGGCCGCGCCGCCTTCTAACAAAAGGGATTCATTAAGTCTAACTTCATATTTTTCAGTTAGAAATTGATTGAAATTAAGGATTTTTGTTTTCATATTATTTAACATTGACACTTTCCATCAATACATGTTTGACATGTTTCGATTTCTTTATCGTCTTCTTTATCTGATGTTTGGATATTCATATTAATTTTATCTTTCCATTTCTTCGGCAAACGTGATTTGCCAATTAAGACCTCTTTCAAGTTTTAATTTATCTGAACGGTCTAATGTATTAAATTCTTTATCTTTTTTAAGATAATCATTTAAAGATTTATAACTGTTAATAGGGCCTTTGTGTAAATCTATTAATGATTTAATATTATCATAGATTTTAATGGCTTCGGTACTCATACCGTCATAAAAAGATCCTTCATTTAAGAACTCTTCAAATAGTTTAATGTGTTTCATAGTTTTTTATTATTTTTTATCCTAATGAACTTGTAAGAATACCTATAGCAGCACCATAGTCTCCATCAGATTTCTTTAAGATACCATCAACTACTTCTTGTGCTTTTTCTTCATCGAAATCAGAAGCGAATGCTTTTTTCAAGACTGAAAATGCGTATTCTTTGAATTCGTCATCAGATTTAATTTCGGCTTCGTTAATATGATTCGCAGACTTTAGATAAGATTTAAGGTCTTCTATTTCTGGCTTAGAAAGTTTATCAGTATTTATTATGTAATTATTAAGAGAGGAATTCCCAGATGATCCTTTCTTTTTGACATTAACTTGATCTTGATAAAATTGGCTTGACATCCATTTTAAAATTCTAGTGTGGTCTATGTCTGTAAGATTAGAAATAAATATATTGGCTTCATTAACCAATGATTCTTCGATTGCAACATCATATATAGTTTTTAACCAAGCTTCCAATTCTTTGGTATTTCCCGTATTTAGGTTTTTATAATCTCGCTTAAAGTTTTTTACAAAATCTTTAAAATCTTTAGAATCTTTTGCTAACAGGTCAATGTCAGATAATGCACTTTCATCAATAAATTTGCTCGATAGATAATGTTCTAATTCATGGTTTAATTTTGTTTTTTCATAAACACTTGCAGATTCCTTTACAAAGATCTTAACATCATCAAAACTCTGTGCTTCAATTTCTCTATCTTGAGCAAGCATGTCTAATGCATTTTGATATTTACGGCTTGCCCATAATTTGTCAAATTGTGCAATATCCGTATCTTCACCAAAAAATAAATATCCAGGCTTACCACCAGTTTCTCTATTTAGAAAATCAACGGTTTTTATTACGTCTTTTGCCATAAAAGCGCTTGCCTCATCAACACCTGCACCTTCATTGACTTTAGATTCGTCTAATTTTTCTATTTCAGCTAATGATTTCTTTCCTCCCTTTTTTCTGTAAATTTTTTCTAAGCTATTAATACTAGCGTCAGTTGACTCATTATCAGGTCCTTTCATTAACATGTTGAGGTCTGCTTCGATTTTATTTAGACTTCTAGAATCGCTTTCGTTAGTTACGGATTCTCGTACATTTTTTATCCACCAGTCTTCGAGGTTTCCGTATTCTTTAGAACCCATATTAGAAATCATATAATCTTCAATTGTATCATAATCATCTTTCTCATCTGCATAACCTCCAGGTGTATCAATGTAATCTTTACCCATGATTCTTCTGATTCTATTTTCTGGCATTCTGTCGATTTCCTCTAAGAAATCATCCCAATTTTCACTGCTTTGGAAGTTTTTAGCTTCGTTAACTTTAGATTCGTCTAAATCAGATCCATCAATATGTGCTTGAGCCATTGAATCAGTTAATTTTTTAAAGTCATTTATTACATTAGAATTATATTCTAAATCACCCATAGTTGCTCCTGTATATGCGTCTATGTGTATAGCAATAGGTTCTAATAATTCTTCAAAGGTAACTGAATTAACACGTTGATCCTTATATTTAGATTTAACATATTTTTCAAGTGCCGATGTTCCACGACCTTCATTAACTAAAGCTTCTTCAACTTTGAAAGTTTTACCTTCAAATTCAAATTCTTTGTCTCCAGCTTCTTTTGCTTTTCTTACAGCATCTCCGAAGGCATTACCTTCATTGACATTAAATCCCATTACCCTTAAAGTATCTATAATGAAACTTACAATTTCATCCTTTGGAAGACCAAATTCCTTTTCTAACCTATTTACAAAATTTACAACTAGTTTTTGAGAAGTTGAAAAAGCTTCTGAAATTTCAGATTCGTTAGTATTAATAATTCCTAATTTAGAATCAAATTTATCTATAAATTTATCAAATTTATCTAATTCATTTTCGATAGACTGTAAGGCTTTAATCCATTTATCATCTTCGGCTGATTGTATAAGATCTCGTAGTTCTTGACGCAATTCGCCTATATGTGGTCCTACTCTAGAATAAATGGCAGTTCCACCTTCATTAACTAAAGCTTCTTCAACTTTGAAAGTTTTACCTTCAAATTCAAATTCTTTGTCTCCAGCTTCTTTTGCTTTTCTTACAGCATCTCCGAAGGCATTACCTTCGGTTACTTTCTTTGTTTTATAAGTTACCTTATACGTTTTACCATTAAATTCAAACTCATCGTTCTCTTCCTCTATCGCTTTAATTCGAGCACCTAGGAAAGCGTTACCTTCGTTCGCTGTAGTTCCAAACATTTTACCGAATAACTCTTTCCTTTGAGTCTCATCTAATTCAGAAAGAGAATTTAATCCCATTTCGTCAAGAATGGCTCCAAATTTACCTGCAGTTTCTTGTCTTTTTACATTATTCTCTTCTCTTAATTTTAATGAACTCTCCTGGGTTTTAACCTCAGAAAAACTTTTGAATGAAGAAATTTTGTTAACTTGTCCCATTTTTAATATGTTTTTTTTAAACTTTATTTTTAATTATATATCTCCTGTAAAATTTACACTTTTAATAGAATATTCAAACTTTTCTTGTTTATATATGTCTTGTCTCACCTTTCCATGTTTCCATATATAATTGTTCCATTCTAATGTTCTAATATCATCGACGAAATCTACAATTAAGACTTTATCCTTTGATTCGTGGAGCCTAAGTCCTCTTCCTATTGATTGTCTAATGATTATCTCAGATTTAAATGACTCTGTAAAAAATATATTGTGAATTCTCTTTATTGATATTCCTACTCCAAAGGTTTTAAAACTCGCTACTATTATAACATCGTCGAACTCTTCCATTTTCTTCTTGTAATCTTCTCTAATATCAGTTGCAGTTCCGCCATCTATATAATATACTCTCTTATTGGTTTCTTGTCTAAGTTTCTCATACAATTTTTGGCCATGTTCAATTCTATGGAAAAGTACCAAACTATTTCTTGGTATTCTGGATATTACACTTGAAACAAAATCAAGTCTGGCCTTGCTTGTTATAACAAAGTTTTGTTCAAGGGTGAATACATCCTTGTTCTCATATCTGTTTTGTGCTAATTCCATAAATGCAGTTCTCTGTTTAGGAGTAGCATAATTCATTTCAATAACTTTAACAACACATTTAGCGATAAATCCTTGCTCTTGTAAAAAGCTTGCCTTTACCTCGGTTATCAATGGTCCAGTCTGACTCATTAGCGTCAATTTATCAAGAGTACCTTCCTTTGGAATTGTTCCAGAAAGTCCAAATTTATACTTTGCATTTACACATTTTGCAAGAATATCCTTAGTTGATATGCTATTAGCCCCGTGTGCTTCGTCGACTATGACTGCATCAAACTCTGTAAAATATGTTTTATCTTTTTTGACAAGGGATTGATATGTTCCAATGATTATGTTTTTATTATTCTTAACAGTCTGTCCTGCGAATATCTGTTGAATTCTTAAATCAATTCTATTTTTATGGTTGTAATCATGAAAATCCTCATGAGCTTGAACTACTAAAGACACATTAGGAACTATAAACAGTATTTTAGTTGCTTTTTGCTTTTCCAGCATATATGCCACTGTTAAAAAACTTATTAGCGTTTTACCAGCAGCTGTTGCAAGCTCTGCTAGACACCTTCTAAATTTTAATATATTATATGATGCTTCTAATTGATAATCATAGGGAGTGAACTTAGAGCCTTTAAATAAGTCTACAGCCCATTCATTGAATTGATCTTCATTAATATCAACGTCAATAAGTCTTTTGATTCCTTCGATTTTAAGTTCGAAGTTGTACTCTTTACAAACGGTCATAACATACTGCCATAGACCTGCTGGAATCCATTTATCATCTTTAATATATGATATGTAGCCGTCCCATATTTTTCTCTTAACTAATGGATGAAATCTCCAACTATCGATTCTTTTTGTTAGAGAAATTCGAATCTGGTCCAACTCAATTTCAGTGGCATCATCTATTCTTAAAAATTGATTATCGTCAGTTAATGTTAAAATCATAAATCTGTGTTATATTCTACTAATTTCAAGGCGGTTCTTTATTGCAAATCCCATATTATCTAGGGTTTTGATAGATCCCTCAAAAAAACTTTTTTGCGTTAATAGCAGTTCAAGAATATTAGTGTCATCGGAAAGATCAGCGTCTATGAATTTTTCTTTCATTTTGTCTGTGAGTTTATAGTCATAGCTATAATACTCTATCCATTTTTCTTTATATTTATTGTCAACTATTGATTTTTGTGTTTTTATACGATTGTACATTGTTGCTAGATGTTCGACTAGGATTTGACGATAACTTAAAGTATATGCGCTAACTTCTTCAAGTGTATTTCCTAACTTCAATTGTTCAGTTAATATTTTTATTTTTGAAGTCCAGTCTTCCCTTTGTGCATTTAATTTTTCATCAATTAATGCTATTTTATCTTTAACGTCCATACTCTATTATTATTTAAAAAAGCGAGTTGTCTTTATTGCTCTTGTTCTTTATATGAACATTACTTTTTAATTTTACCCTTAGTACTGGGGTCGTCATTTTAAATTCTTTTTCAGGAAGGTTGTACGTTGAAGAACTATAATCAATTATCATCCGTATATTCTTTCTGTTGCTTCCTTCGTTTTCAAAATCTTCTAGTTCCTGATTGACCATTTCGTATAAATCTATATTTGTCATAAATAATAAGCGTCTAGCATTGTGTTAGTAAAATATTTTGGAATTTGGCTAAGACATTTATTATTGGTTAACCATGCCGCAATTACTAAATCGTTTAAATCACCTATTTGTTTAGGATATTTATCTCTTTCATTCTTGTTCAGTTTTGAAAGGAAAGATTCGAAATCCTCATCAATTTTAGTATCTTTAAAGAACTTTTCCCATGTAAAAATAGGCTTACCTCTTTTAATCTTCTCCATCATCTTCTTCTTTCCAGTAAAATCATTGTCAAACATATATCTAATTGTAGGTATCTCATCAAATTCGAGGGTTGATCTGCTTGCAGTTGCTAAACCAATAGAGTTTTGCATGAACATAGCATCAATAGGTCCTTCGAACATTGTGACTTCTCGTTCAAAATCAACGAACATTATTCCGAATAATGTTGAAAGCTTTTTGACATTGACTAGTTCGGCATCAGTCAGGGCCATCTCACGTTTAGTCTCTTGATATATCTTCTCAATGTCATATGTTAAATATCTCGAGTTTGATTGTTTATCTAGGGACCTTGTTTGAAATCCTAGAACCTTGTCGTTAGGCGCAATATTAAGAACTACAATTCTCTTGTCTCTTGGAGAATACATAAAATATTTTAATTTATGAGATAACATTCTATTTTTAAGATAAAAATAAGCGGGATCTCCATGTTCTACTTCTTTGAATTTGAACATATCTATTAATTCAGTTCTAGTTGGAGCCAAATCATATGCAAGTTTGAAGATATCATGTTCGAGTACTTCAATCTCATTTGTTTCTATTTTATTTTCTTGTATGTAATCAATTATACTGATCGTATCTTCCGTGCTTTGGAACTTTATATGGTGATCCTTTAATAGTTGATATGCGTTTGAGTGAATTCCACAATTGAAGCAATGATATTGTAAATTGTCCCAGTATAGGTTACCTCTCTTCTTTTTGTTATCGGTCGAAGAATCTCCACAATATAAACATGCAATGGTAATCCTTCCTGGCATTTCTTTAATCATACGTTTAGAATGATCTGCGTGCACTTTAACAATTGCCTGTTTAACTAAACTTCTTATTTTAATTTTTAAGTCATCTGATATCTTGTTGGTTTCCATACTCCTCTAATAAAAAAAGGACTGAAGTTAACCAGTCCTTTAGTTTAATAATTTATGATTGATTTAGAATTTATAAATCTAAGTCGTTTAAGAATGAATCTAAGTCATCAGAAGAATCAACTTTTATAGATGTTGGAGTTCCTTCCATTTCCTTTGGAAACGCAAAAGATGTTGATTCATTAGTAGCTGCTGCTGGTTTTCTAGATACAGCTGCTTGTTTAGAAATTACAGTATCAATAGAGCTACCTGGATTTAAGTAGTTTCTAAGAATAGAATTAACGAAGTCATGTGTTTCTGCGTCCCATTCCGTATATTCATAAGGGGCCAATTTTGGAGCAGACTCCAATTCAGCTCTAATGACATTCATGTTTTCAGTGGTTCTAGTTACTGCTTCTCCGTTAATTTCAACAGAAGACGTTTTTGAAGAGAATTTAGACTTGTCATAATTAGGAAACTCTCCCTGTCTAGAAATAATCAATTCAAAGTTTTTACCTTCAAATAAATCAAACACTTGGGTTGGTTCACCAAACGCCGGTTTTAATTCTTCATCAATTTTCTCTTTGATTTTAAAACCGAATTTGAAAATTTTGTATTGTCCTTCTAATTCAGGACTTTGTGGGTCTTTAATAATTTTGACTAATGAAAAATATTGCTCACGTCTTTTAAGTTTATCACTCATGTTACGATCAACCGCAGAGTCACTTTTACGTAATTTAAAAAATACATCTGCTATAGGACATTTATCTCCTACTGTTGATGGAGAGTCCACCATTTTACTGTCACCATTATTGTTAGTCAACCAGTGTACATATTTC